GTGCCATTCCTTTATATACGGTTGTTGCATCGTATGTAAATCTTTTTAGTGTTCCCATTTGTATCTCCTAAAAGTGATGGGGCACGTCATTTAAGACGTTTAGGATAGTGAATTATTACTTTGGATAAGAAAGCGACTCTACAGGATGTAGACGTTTCTTTTTAAAGCCTGAATCTTGACCGATTGCGTCTTGTACAGCATTCTTAACGCCTAGGCCATCTACTACTTTTGCTTTTGGAGTAGCCATATTGCTTGGCTTATCTTTAGCAATTGCTTTTGGGTTTACTTGAATTCCCATAACAGCTCCTTAGAAAGAGCAAGGAAAGGAGTCTTTTGAACTCCTAACCCTGCTATTATAACACAGATTAGTTCAAATGTAAAGAACTAATTAAGGACCGTTAACGCCATAAATGGCACGTGGGTCAGACCAACCAAAGCTGTAACGCTCATAGCCTTTAGCTTTAGCATTCATTGTATCAAAATCATTGTCTTGATCAAATGAGATACCTGTACGCTCGTAGTACTTCATACCGTTTTGGATATTAGTACGGAGGAACCAAGCATGTGGGCTTGTGAGGTAATGGTTCATAACGATACCTTCTGGAATGGCATTAGTTGCCTTCAGAACGTTGATGTCGTTGTTTGCAGTACCAGATTGGAATACAGACTTCAGAATGCGGTTAGCGTTGTACCACTCTTGACGAGCTACGATCAAGCTACGTGGCATTACGTTAATGAGCAAACCACGGTCATTTTGGAAACCCATAATTGCTACAGTTGCATCTTCCAAAGAAGCTTCGGAGAGGTCAACAGAAACAGTAGGGGTGTTAGCAAAAGTACCACCAGAAGTGTTAGGATGAGCTGTGGAGCAAAGAGCTACACCGTCACCACCTTTATAAGTGCTATTGAAAGCACGGTTATAAACGTTAGCACCGACGTTTTCTTTAGTTTGACGGAAAGACATTGCCAAAGCTGCAGCACGACGCTTAGATACTTGCTCGTACAAGTTATCATCGAGTTCTTCTTTAGTAACGATATAACCCAATGCGTATGCAATGTGGGTATAACGTGTTACGAAACCTTGAACTTCTGAATCATACTGTACGCCAGCACCTTCAGACTTAACAGGAGCAAGACCAAAACCAGTTAACTGGACATCTTCCTCGTAGTTTTGCATTGAAGTATCTTTGTCGAAGAGATGGATATACTCTTCTGGATGCTCGTCATAAACCTGACCCCACCATGCTTTGATACCAGGCCATAGAGCCTTGGGATGTGTACCAGTTGTAATTACACCAGCCATTTTTTATATCTCCTTAATTAAGCACCGAATGCTTGTAAATATTGATGCTTGTTGAACTTAACCAAGATGTCGTTGTAAGCACCAGGAACATTGTTAGGCTCTTGGTAGAGACCAACGATTTGGAACATAGAAGCTGCAGTTGCTGCAGAGTCAGCAGTTACGTATGTGTTCGAGAAAGGTGAAGACTGTGACAAAGATGATGTCTGATCAGCAGTGATTGTTGGAACTGCAGTAGCACCAACTTTAGCATCAGCGGAAGCATTGGCTTGAACACGGAACACAACAGCAGGATCTGTCACTACGTAAACGTATGTGTAAGAACCAGAGCTTAAACTGATGTACAGTTGAGCCAAGTTGATGTTTGTGCCTTGCAAGCTTACGCCTGGGTTAGCTACACGAATAGAAACAATAACGCCCAAAGGAACGCTTGCTGCTACTGCTTTAGTTACGAGAGGAACGCCATTTGCATCGTTACCAACAGCAGACTTAACAATATCGCCAATAGCGTATGTGTTAGAAGCGTCGTTAGCGATTGCGAACAATTGGCCTTGCTCGTTGAAGGCTGCACCAGTCAGAGTACCGACTGGAGACAGACCACGGGGGCGGGATACGTTAGCCATTTAAGACTCCTTGTACGTTTAGTTAAGTTTGATTCCACCGTTAGGAACATAGAACGCTGGATTTTCACCACCGACTTTGCCACCACGGATAGAAGCATCAATGCGATTGTTTTTTGCCTGAAGTTCAGCTTGATCTTCCTCGTACCATTCTTGCCGAATCTTCATTAGGTATCCGTATTGCTCGTTGCCTTGGGCACGAGGGTTTACAAGAAACCTGATTCTTTCTCCGAGGTCACCATTACGGCTCACTACGTTTTCACTCACGCCACCAACTTCTTCAGGTCGGACAAACTCGTAGCCACTATCCATAGCTTCTTGAATGCGACTTCCAGCGTCCGTAAGAACGTGGAGGTGATAACCTGGAATCTGTTGACGAACACTTAACTTGGCCTCTGTACCATTAAAGGTATTACGGCGTTTTCGAGTTGCACCGTCTACTGCTGGTGTAGCTGATTGCTCTGCGGGAGCATTACGTTCAGCTTGCTTAGCGAGGATACGGTCACGTTTTTCAAACTCATTTAGTGCGCGGGGCATATTAATTTCCTTTCAGTTAACTTACAGATCAAGACCAGTCGTAGCTTGCTACGTATTCTTCTTTAGTCATCAGCTTCTGCTTAACGAATTTATCGCAAGCGGCTTTAGCGTCAGCAGGTAGGTTGTCATACGATTGAGCATTGCTGCTACTTCGACTTTGACGACCTGAGCCAGATTCAACACGACTAGCAGGACTTTTCTTTTCACCGAACTTATTAGGAAACTCTTCTGCTAACACTTCATCAAGCTTATCTAGAAATGCTTTACCTTTAAGCATAGGGAACTCTAAGCGGATGCTATCACCAATACCGTTAGCGATGCTAGTCATACGTTTGTCTTGACCGAACCAAGTGTTGCCATCTAACCAAGATTGCAATTCTGGTTCCATTGCTTGCGGAGCAGGCTCTGGTGTCTTAACCGTATCAGCTTCAATAACAGCTTGTTTAGCTTCCTTCAGATCTTCCTTGGCTTGATCTAAGGCATCATCTAAAGCGTTGACTTTCTGTCCGTCACCGTCGCTAATAGCTTGGGCACGGGATTCTTTAATCTCACGGATACGATCTTCGTATTCGTTAGCCTTACGTTCGTAGGCTTCTTTCTGGAATTTCTTAAACTCTTCTGCTGCTTCACGAAACTCTTTGAGCTGTTCCTTTGTAGCTTGCAGATCTTTAACGAGGTTCTCATTATTCTTACGCAGAATAGGGAGGATCTCACGACCACGCTTTACAAAAGTATCAGCATCCACCCAGTCAGACTCATTGCCACGGAAACGTTCCTTTGGAACCCAACCTTGAGACTCTGCTTCTTTTACGACTTCAGGTGCGACTTCGTTACTAATAACATTTTCTTCGCTCATATCTTACTCCAAAATTACTTTAATGCCAAATGAACATCAACAACATCTACGTCAGCGTCGAGATAGCCAGTGACATCTTTGTCGTTAATCATGCGGTACTGCTTACCATCCCTACCTAAGTAAAGAAGACCAGCGTATTTAGCAAAGATAACCTTGTCTCCGACTGCACACCAAGGTGTAACTTCGTCGTCAAAACATTGATCACCCATAGCTATCACGACACCAGTGGTATTAGCCATCTGTTCTCGTGCGCTTGTTTCTTCAGTAGCGATGATGATTCCACTAGCGGAAGTTTGTTGTACCTCGATGGGCAACAACAAGATTCGATTACCTACTGGATTGATACCTGACACATTACTCATTTGTTTCTACCTTTTGTGTTGCTTCAAACAGATCGCCATATTCCAAATCAAGGATGATTGCGATAGCTCTACAGCGACCTTTGACTTCTGACTCATCGTCATAAGCACTACTTACTAAACCCTCTTTCATTGCTTCACGATCCGTACTAAGCATCTTCATCAGACGTTTAGTTACTGGGTGGTGTTGCCATTCCTCGAAGGTGTTGGGACTTACAGCTTCCATTCTCTCTCCTTTTAAAAACTCTTACTGTGGCATCTCCATAGTAGGTGCAGCAGGCATTTCTGGTGCTGACAACTCTGGGGTGCTCTGGTTCTGGATCATGTCTTTAAAGACGGTGTTCATAGTGTGGATAGCACTAAGGACACCTTCTCTACGTTCACGAGCCATACCAATTTGGGTATTGATTTCTTGCAGACGGAGC